CGACTAGTAAACCTACACAGAACGTGGCTTCGGCTACGCGTAGTACAAAGACCGGTCGCAAGAGTGTGAAACTCACGCCTTCACAAGTGCAAATTGCTAAAAAATTAGGTGTGCCACTAGAAGACTATGCGAAACAACTTATGAACACGGAGGTATAAGCATATGAAAACTGATACAAATAAAGCTTCCCGTGCGAGCCAGAGTAGAGTGAAAACTGAACGTAAGAAACACTGGACTCCACCATCGTACTTAGATACGCCCAACGCACCGAACGGTTTTAGACATAGGTGGGTTAGAATTGAGATTATGGGATACACGGACACCAAAAATGTCCAGGGCAGACTCAGAGCCGGTTATGAACTAGTAAGAGCTGACGAATATCCTGAACTTGACTACCCAGTTATTACCGACGGTAAATACAAAGGGGTGATCGGGCACGGCGGCCTTGTCTTGACAAGAGTACCGAACGAGATCGCAATAGACCGTTCTAAATATTATAGCGAACAAGCTAAAGAACGGAATGAAGCGTTAGAACACGATCTACTGAAGGATCAAGATAAGAGAATGCCAATCAATCAAGATAGGCAGTCTCGTACAACCTTCGGTGGTAACAGGAATAGTTAATTTTTTAACAATTCTCAAACCAACGAATAAACTAACCAAGTAAATAATTTATTATTTACTAAACGGAGACAAATATGGCTAATGCGTCAACAACAGGGTTTGGTTTGAGACCCATAAAAAAAGTTGGTCAGAATGATAACAATGCTGCTCTCAGTGAGTGGAGCATTGCCTCTGGATCTGCGTTAATTTCACATCACGATTTATGTAGAGTTACGACAGACGGAGTAGTACTTGTTTCACAAGATACTGATGTTAATAACATCGGTTCTTTGAACGGTGCTTTTTATACTGATCCGACATCGAACAAGCCGACGTGGTCAAATTACTGGCCAGCCAGCGTTGCAGCATCTGATGCTGTTGCGTTTATAACTGACGATCCATACCAAATGTATGAAATTATGTCTGCTGACACAGCGTTCAATCAGAACGAAGTCGGCACATGTGCAGATGGTGCGGCGGCAGTAGGTGTTACACCGTTGTTTATATCTAAAACTAAGATATCTGCATCGACTGGAACAGGTACGGCTCAATTTAAAATACTGGGAGTTTCTAGAGACCCTGATCATTCTGATACAACTGTTGAGGGCTTTGCTCTTAGAGTTATCATCAATGAGCATCTTTTGAAACAAACAGCAGGTATATAATAGGAGAATATAAATTATGGCTATATCACGTAATCAACTAGTTAAAGAACTAGAGCCAGGTTTAAATGCACTATTTGGCCTGGAATATAAACGTTACGAAAATCAATCAAGTGAGATTTACGTAACAGAGTCATCCGACAGAGCTTTTGAAGAAGAAGTTATGTTAGGAGGTTTCGCGCAAGCAAAAGTTAAGCCAGAAGGTTCGGCTGTTTCTTTTGATTCTGCTCAAGAAACTTTCACAGCAAGATACACAATGGAGACTATTGCTCTCGCATTTGCTATCACTGAGGAAGCTATTGAAGACAACCTTTACGACAGACTTGCTTCTCGTTATACGAAAGCTTTAGCAAGATCGATGGCTAACACTAAACAAGTTAAAGCTGTTAATCCGTTAATTCAAGGATTACCAACAACTGATGGTTATGATTCAGGCGATGGTGTTTCTTTGTTTAATACGGCGCACCCTACAATTGCGGGTACGTTCCAAAACACTCTAACTACTCAATCAGACTTAAACGAAACTTCATTAGAACAAGCGTTAATTGATATCGCTGCAATGACTGATGAAAGAGGTTTAAAAGTTGCGGCTAAAGGAGTAAAAATGATTATTCCTTCTCAGCTTCAATTTACTGCTGAGAGATTGATGAAATCTCAGGGTAGAGTTGGAACAGCTGACAATGATATCAACGCAATCGTTTCTATGGGAATGATTCCGCAAGGATACAGAGTTAATAACTATTTAACTGACTCTGATGCTTGGTACATTATCACTGATGTTCCTAATGGAATGAAGCATTTCGACAGAGCTCCATTGACTACTAAAATGGAAGGCGATTTCGATACTGGCAACGTAAGATACAAAGCTAGAGAAAGATACGTATTTGGCGTATC